TTTGTTACTAGGAGCAGCAATTAGTATAGGCATTTGTTTGTGGGTTGTCTATATGCTTGCTGCTCTCTACGATGACACAGATTAAGCGTGTAAACCGTTTAAATATTGAGTCTTTCCTGCCACTTTGACAGCAGTCAACTCTTGGTTCTTTAAGTTGTTAGGGTCATACGACACATGAACCCACCCACTATCGGGTATACCCTGAGTGTAAAACTCTAAAATCAATTGAGTGTAATCAAGGTTGTCCATAATCCACTGTGCAAGATCAGCATTAGCAATTCCAGCAATTTCTATATCACAGGCTTGCCCCTTGCAATGGTCTGAGGTCTTCGATCCACCAACTGCTGCATTAGATTCAGGACTACGATAGCCAGAGTTCACAGTCACAGATTTTCCAAAGTGTTCACGCACAGGTTGTAGGACGTTCTCACACAATGCTTTGAGGTTCTCAATGGTTGCTTCATCAGGCGTGTTGTCCAGACCCAAACGAGTGGCAGTGTCGGACTTGGTCAGTTCTTTAAGGGTGAAGTTGGCAGATAAGTTCATGGTTTGACTTTCAAGGTTTGGAGGGCTTCGTTGTAGAGGGAGACACAGGTTGCAAGTTTTCTGATGGCTGCATCTCCTTCGTCTGTGATGGCGATAAGAGCTTTAGAAGTCTCTCCGTCAAGTTCGGCTGATGCACTTCCTGAGTTATCTCCGCTGGTAGTGGTGGTATCTGAGGAGGTGTGTACGGAACACTCGGAGGCTTTGACAGCGATCCGCAACTTGAGAGCACCACTGTCAATATCAGCAACACGCTTTTGTTGAAGGAGTTTTGCATTTTGGTTTGCTTTCATTAGTTGATTTGCCTGGGCATTTACAGCAGAAGCTAGTGCCTGTTCTTTTTGTCGAGACTCTTCATTGAGCTTAGCAATTTCAGCTTGTTGTTTTAAGACTTCATCTTCACTGCCCTTGTAATAACCTCCTAAAAAGCTACTAGTAACAAATAAGACGATGCCTAAAAGCACCCAGGGATTAAATAAACTCATGACTTTGGGGGTTCGTCATTGTCAACAGCCTCTGCCTTTGCTGTAGCAGTTGCTATTGCTTTAACACCAGACCTGCCAGCAACACCACCAAGAACACCCGTGATAAACACCATTATGGTGGAAATCTGCTGTGTATACACCTTGTCAATAGGAGCCATACCAGCCATAGGCTGAGTAACGTAGGTCAAGGCATAGAGAAACATGGCTACTGATCCAAGCAGAATCAGCATCAAGCAAACAATCACAAACGCCCATACTCTAGCTTCAATATCATCAGCAGTCATGCGAGAAGATTTATTCATTACAACTGTAGGCATTACTTTTTCTCCTGTTCGGGTTTAACTAACATTTCAGGGCAAGTGCCTGTAGCAGTACAGATTGGGGGCTTGCACTCAGCATTTTCCCAGTTCTTAGGGTCTTGGCAACTATAGCGAAATCGGTCTTCACAACCTGTCAATAGTACCAGTAGGATTGACAAACCCCAAATACAATAAATGTTCATTTGCTTTCCCTTTCCTTTTGTTCAATCTTCTGCCGCATCTTCTCAACTTTTTCAACCTGAGACTTAACTTCATTCTTAGCCTCTAAGATGTCAAGATAAAGAAACCCCATTAGTGGTAACAATAAAGCAATCAACAAGCAAGCAGCAATCCATCCCACTATGTCTTCCTCCACTGACTTACGAACAGTAACCACGCCCACAGGTAGAGGAGGAATATAGTAGTCGCTGCTAGATACGCTAATTTTAGCTGGAAGTTTCTTTCTTCCTCCTTGCGTTGCCATAGTTCCCGCCTCTTTATTGCCTCTTGTTTTAACCTTGCCTGAGTTTGCTCTTCTTGAATTGTTTCCCTCATGTTAAAGACTTCACTGTACAAAGCACCCATCTCAGGAGGACTCTGGTACACCATGCACTCCCTGATCTGCACCACCAACTCAGCCATTTGCTGCTGTGCCATCACCCTCTTGAGTGCGGCTTCCATGTGATTCTGGTCAGGATCGTAAATGTTCTTTGACTTTTCTTCTTCTTCTCTTATGTGAGTTTCAAGCTGCTCTTGAATCTTGAAGAACTCAGTGAGTTGTTTGACAATATCAACTTTGACTTGGGTTTCGTCAACGGCAATAAACTTTTCTTTTTTCTTTTTCGCCACAGGCTTTGGCGTAGAGGCAACTATTGCTGGTTTACCCTTAGATTTAAAGAAGTTACTAAAGTTACTCCAAAATCCAGTAACCTCCTTATATATGCCAACAGCTTCGTCAACAGTAGACTTGACCTCCATAAAGGAAGTCTTGACCTGTTTGTAAAGCTCACAGCCCTCTCTGATTGCTGCAACACAAGCATTGGCGGCAAAGAGCAGACTGATTGGATCAATTTTTACACTCCAAGTAACTTCTTAATAAACTCAGCAGCAACACCTGGGCCAAACAACACACAGAGAATAACTGCATATAGCAAATATTCAATCTTAGTCATGCGTTTATCACCACTATCAAATCGAGACTGAATGCCTTCGTACCTCTGAACACAGATAGCTTCGTGGACACTAAGTCGTTTATCGGTTTCTGTAACTAACGTCTCAACATTATCCATTATTACTCCATTATTCCAACAACAAAATATTGTTAGGTGCAGATTGCATAATTACCCAATTAGTTCCATCAGAAACTAAAGTGGCCCAATTCCCAACAACAGCTAAAAGAATAGCTGTGCCAGCAGTTGTGCTATCAATTGGCACAACATTGCTAGAAGCTGACACTAATGTTTGAGCTTGTAGATTCTTAAAATAAACAGATCTTCCTGTCCACGATGAAGCAGTAGGTAAGGTTACAGTACAAGTAGAACCTGTTTTGTTATTAATAACCCAATTTTCTGTAGCTGCTAAAGTAAAGTTTGCAGTTTTAGTAACTGGTGCTCCATTAGAAGCATTAATAACTGATGCAGGAGTAACGTTTGTCCAGTAACCTAATGAGGTGCTGTACTGAATCAAGTCAGTATTGGCTAATGTTCCAAACTGCACGTTGGAGTCTGTACCGCCGAGTATTGAACCCCGAGCAATATTTACTTGAAAAGACCCAGAACCACCAGCCCCTGCTTTAATTACAAGGCCGACTTGCACCTTAATGTAAGGCGCAACAGGTTCGACTTTGGTAGGGTTGCCTGTTACGGGGTTGTACCAAATCACATCATCATCTGCCCAAGTCTCACCAAAAGCAGTGCCGTTGGTCGTAATGCCACGAACAACGCCAAAAACAGTAGCTCGCCAAAATCATTAAGAGCCAAAGATTCAGTAGCTACACCAACAATCGCATTGCTATCAGTAATGCCAATAATCGTAGGAGCAAAGGTAATAACGCCGCTGGCTCCAACAACGCCTGTATGGTAAATAATTTGGAGAGGTGAGTCAGTGATTGCAGCAGACGCTTTGCCATAAACAAATATTTCTTCGCCAACTTGCTGAGTAATGTTGCCACCGCCCATGCCCAAGTTCCAAGCGCCTGTAGAGCCGTCGTACCACATTTTTCCTGCGGCAAGAGTTACAGCCGAACCATTGCTGAATTGTTGGGACAAAATACCACTAGCATTGCCAGTGTCGTCAATAGTAGTAATAGAATTTTGAATTAACTTACCAGTAGTCCCATTAAATCTAGCAACAGCATTGTCAGTTGATGATGCTGGTCCTGTGACATCCCCACCAGCATTTGTCGTCCATGTAGGTACTCCAGCACCAGCACTAGTCAACACTTGACCAACAGTACCAATACCAGTAAAAGCATACGCAGTACCAGTACCATAAGCAACAGCACCAGCGGTAGGAGTTGCATTGTTATTAGTACCACCAGAAGCAATAGGTAATGGTGTGTTTATTTGTACAGTTGTGAAGTGTCCTGTAGATGCAGTAGTAGCACCTATAGATGTACCATTTATTGTTCCACCAGTAATGTTTACAGAACTAGCGTCTTGGCTTGCCATACTCCCATAAACTTTATCGCTAAGCCTTTGAAACCAATCTCTCCAGACAAAGCTTTCCTTAATCTCGTCTTGAGGAATGGGAATAGTAATTTTGGTAGCCATAGCTTATTGCTCCCAACCTTTTTCTTTGGCTTTTTTATGGTACGCAGCAGCATTAGCTTTGAGTTGTGCCTCTCGTTCTTTTTTCTTTTGTTTACGTTGTTCTGGTGTAGACCCATAAATAGGAAATCCTGCTGTACCCAACACAGCTCGTTTAACTCCTTCTCCTTCAGGAGCACCAATAGCAGCTTGTGCTTGGAAAGGCAATGCTGATTGAGCAACAGCTTTAAGCCTACCAGTAGTACTCATGTCAACCAACTTGGGAGCATTGGGACTGGCGTACTCAGTACCAGCAATAGTAGTAATAGCAGCTTTGGGTATAAACCCTAGTTTATTAGCCAGGGTTTTATCTGGTGCAGCAATCCAGTGATAAGGTTCCATAGCGTGTTTCATAGCTTGCATGGATGTACCATCAGGCCATTCAATACGAGTTGGGTCTTTGTTGTCCCAAACATCTCTACCAGCAGTCATGTTATTAATAACGTTTAGCAGGGTCAGATACAACATTGCTGTTTTGAATTGATACAACCTAGCGTAGTCAGCCTTAGTTGTAGGGTTTATCATGCCCTTGATGCCCTCTATAGGTTGCAACTTAGTAGGATTTAAAGACTTAGGTAAAGCAGCAGTAAAAGCACGGACAGTAGAAATAGTCCAATCAGGAGCAAACAGAAGAACTTGTAAAGCTCTACGACCTTCAGGACTGTAAGCAGCCATAGCCATACGCTTAGCAAACTCACCTTCAGTACGTCTAGCAGCATCAAACCAATTCAAACCACCAAAGCTGTCATTAACAAAAGCAGCAATCTCTTTACGAGAAGCAGATTCATCAAAGGGTTTACCATCTTTAGCAGCTTGTAATCTAGCTTTTTCTAAGTAAGAATCAGCAACCATCAACTTGCCACCAGTATGCAAGTAATCCCATGTGTATTTATCAAAGATACCTAGGGTATATTTTTCAACAGTAGACATAGATTTCTCAAGCACACGAGTCTTAGGTCCGTACTTACCAATCATTGTGTCTGCAAATTTACCAATAGAACCTAACATACCTCTAGAAGCATCTTCAGGAGTGTCTAATTGCAAACCATCTTCTCGTATCCACTTGTCTACGTTGCCACCTAAACCACCCTTCTTAAACTGCTCAACAGCTTTAGTGATAGCAGACAACTGAAGATCTTTGCCTGTAACAGCTTTAACACTTTTCTCAACCAAAGGAAGAACAATAGCTTCTTTAAGGGGAGTCCACAAAGGAATCTTGGCACTAGACAACACTTCCATCAAAGACTTGGCATGGAAGAAAGAACCAATAACGTTAACACGTTTGACAGCTTGAGAAACAGTTCCCAAAGCATCCATAGTCATACCAGGACCAGAATCAAACACAAACTTTAAAGGAGCTACCAAGTCAGGATGAATAGCAAAACCAGCTAAGTCAGGATGATCTATTTGTTTCCAACCATACGGCAAAGGACTTTCAGTAGTAATAGGTTTAATTAAGGATTGACCCTCAACATTCCTAACCTGTTTGATGTTGTCTATTAAACTTTTATTTTCAATAGCTTTTTCAACAGACAAAGCATAGTCTTTATAGATGTCTGCAAGATTGTCTGTTTTAAGCTTGAAGCGGTAATCTCTACCGTTTTGTTCTAGCCAAGTATTGATACCATTGATATGGTTAGTAAGGTCTTCACGAGTTTTAAGTCTACGTTCTTGACCGTACTTAGTAGTTGTCTTAGTACCACCACCAGATGCTTTGTCTCCATAGCCAAAAACATCTCGCATGAACTCTTCTAGAGCACCCTTTGGAGCATTACCCTCTGACACAACATTACGAGCTACGTAGTTCTCATGCCAACCTTTGATAACACCATTCTCTAAAGCACGTTTACCAAGGTCATCCATTAGGGTTCTGAACTTATCTGCAACGTCTTTAGCTTTACCTTCTAAAGGAACACCTTTATCAATATCAAAGCTAAGCTGTTCAAGGTTGATGTCTTTACCAG